TTAGGAATACAGGTGGTAAGTATCTTACGATAACTGAAGGCGAGTGTGATGCTATGGCTTGTTATGAACTGATGCAATCCAAGTGGGCTTGTGTATCTTTGAAACGTGGTGCTTCAGGTGCTGTTAAAGATATACGAGAAAGCATTGAGTTTGTTGAATCATTTGATAATGTAGTAATATGTTTTGATAATGACAAAGCAGGTCGTGAAGCTGCAAGAGATGTAGCACGAATACTTAAACCGGGCAAGGCTAAGATTATGACTTTCCCTAATGGGTATAAAGATGCTAACGATATGTTAAGACAGAAGAAGTTTCAGGAGTTTATGTCTGCATGGTGGGAAGCTAGAACTTATACACCATCAGGTATCCTAGAACTTTCAGCTCAAAAGAAGGATTGGCTACATCGAGAAGTTAAAGAGAGTATAGCCTATCCTTGGGAAGGACTTAACAAAAAACTCTATGGCTTACGTAAAGGTGAGCTAGTAACTCTTACAGGTGGTACAGGACTTGGTAAGTCTAGTGTGACTAGAGAGTTAGAGCATTGGCTTATTAAAAATACAGAGGACAATGTAGGTATTGTAGCTCTTGAAGAGAATTGGCTTAGAACTGCTGATGGTATTGTATCCATCGAAGCTAATGATAGAATATATCTTAATGAACGAAGAGGTCAGTATAGTGAAGAACAATTAATGAGTTTGTTTGAAAAAGTCATACCGGAAGGTCGTGTATTTATTCATGCTCATTTAGGTGCTACTGATATTGAGGAAATATTTTCAAAGCTAAGATATATTATTGTTGGGTGTGAATGTAAGTGGGTGGTGGTGGACCATCTACATATGTTAGTCAATGTATTATCAGAAGGCGATGAACGAAGAGGTATTGATTTGCTGATGCAAAGATTACGTAGTCTTGTAGAAGAAACAGGTGTTGGACTAATACTTGTATCTCATTTAAGACGTGCTTCAGGCGACAAAGGACACGAACAAGGTGTCGAAGTCAGCCTTAGTCATTTAAAAGGCTCTCAGGGGATAGCACAGCTCTCTGACTGCGTTATTGCACTAGAACGTAACCAACAAGCCTCGAACGAAGATGAAGCCAATACAACACGTGTGAGAGTATTAAAGTCTAGATACACAGGGGACACAGGATTGGCTTGTAATTTAAGATATAATAGTGAAACAGGTAGATTATTTGAAGTAACTGAGGAGGAAACATTTGACAACGAAGATTTCTAAAATAGTATTTGATATAGAATGTGATGGTTTAAAACCTACAAAGATACATTGTATTGTTGCTAAAGAATTGAATGGTGAAGTTTATAAATTTCCACCAAACAAACTTGAGGAAGGTGTCAAGTTTTTACAAAATGCTGAAACATTAATTGGACATAACATTCTTAGTTATGATATACCTATCATTAAAAAACTAATGGGTGTTGATTTAATGGATAAAACTATTGAAGATACACTTGTTATGTCTAGATTGTTTAATCCTATTCGTGAGAATGGACATAGTTTAAAAACTTGGGGATACCGAGTTAACTTTGTAAAGCAGGAACAACCTATTGACTTTGAGGAATACACTCCTCGAATGTTAGAGTATTGTGTTAATGATGTAAGGTTAAATGAAATTGTATACCATACACTTGTTAAAGAAGGCACAGGATTTAGCAAAGAGTCTATTGAGTTAGAACATCAGGTTGCTAAAATTATGGCTGACCAAGAAGCTAATGGATTTAAGTTTAACGAACAAGAGGCTACCATGCTACTTGCTAAACTTAAAACTAAGATGAATGAAGTAACGGATGAAGTTCAGAAGACTTTCAAACCTAGAATGGTTGATATAAAACTTGTTACACCTAAACTTAAAAAGGATGGAGAGTTATCTAAGTCAGGACTACGTACTGAAGAGTACGACAGACTTATTGAGAGTGGTGATTATACACCTTTCATGCGACAAGAGTTACAGAAGTTTAATCTTGGTAGTCGTAAACAGATTGGTGAATACTTAATTGACTTTGGTTGGAAACCTAAAAGGTTTACAGCTACAGGTCAACCTATTGTAGATGAAGGAACACTTAAAAAGATTGAGCATATTCGTGAAGCTAAACTTATAGCTGACTTTCTCCTTTATCAAAAACGAATAGCTCAAGTACAGTCGTGGCTTGATGCTTTAGAAGATGATGGTAGAGTGCATGGTTCAGTTATACCTAATGGTACTATAACTGGTCGTATGTCACATAGCCATCCTAATGTAGCTCAAGTTCCGGCTGTCTATAGTCCATTCGGTAAAGAGTGTCGTGCCTGTTGGACTGTAGATGAAGGTAATGTTTTACTTGGAGTTGATGCTTCAGGATTAGAACTTAGAATGTTGGCACACTATATGAATGATGAGGATTATATTAATGAGGTCGTTAACGGAGATATACACACAACAAATCAAAAACTTGCAGGACTTGAATCTAGAGATACAGCAAAAACTTTCATCTATGCACTTGTATACGGAGCCGGAGATGAGAAAATTGGGAATGTGGTTGGAGGAAACAGAGAACATGGTAAGCAACTTAAGAACCGTTTTCTCACCAACCTGCCATCACTTAGAACTCTTAAGGAAAGAGTACAACAAGCTGCAAGGCGAGGATTCCTCAAAGGATTAGATGGCAGGAAGATACACATCCGTAGTGAACATGCTGCTTTAAATAGTTTATTACAAGGTGGTGGTGCTATTGTAATGAAGAAAGGATTATCAATACTTGCAAACAGATTAGAACTTAGCTCGACTAATTTTAAGTTTGTTGCTAATATACATGATGAATGGCAGATAGAAGTGCCTGAATGCAAAGCTAATAAGGTGGGACAACTTGCAGTACAAAGTATTATTGATGCAGGTAATCATTTTAAAATGCGTTGTCCTTTAGATGGTGAATACAAAATAGGAGGAGATTGGAGTGAAACACACTAATAACAAACCAAAGAATAGAGATGTCAGAGCAGATGGAAAAGTTTTCGATGGTCATACATGGAGAAAAGCAGGTATCAATCATCATTGTAATGAAGAAGGATTAATCTTTTACAAGAGAGAGTTTAGAACTTTAAAAGGATACCTACAACAAGGAGGAAATTTATCTAAAATAGTATTTGGAAATGTTAAAACTCCTCAAGCCATCACAACCTTAACTAAAGTTTTATATGATAAAGAGAATAGTGGTGATGTATATATCATAACTAATAAAGCTTGGAAAGGTTGGGTAAAAATAGGAAGAGCTATAGATGCTAAAGATAGATGTAAAGGTTATCAAACGTCTAGCCCTTTTAGAGATTATAAATTAGAATATAAACAATATTTTAAAGATAGAACAAAAGCAGAAAAGACTGCACATACTCTATGTTCTAATATAGCAGAAGATAGAAATGGTGAGTGGTTTAAGTTGTCAGTACAAAAGGCTAAGAACTTAATACAAACAATAAATGAGAAACAATATGAAAAAGAAACAGCTTGATACAATAGTACAAGACATCTACGATAAAGTAGAAATACTTGGTAGAGGTGAACCCATTGATGTAAGCGAAGAAGACTTAGATAAGTTTGCTGAGTTTATGAAACAAGCATTAAAAGATTGGTTAACTCCTAGAGCTAATAGAAAACCTACTTTAAGAATGTCAAACATTGGAAGACCATCAAGGCAACTATGGTTTGATATGAACAGTGAACGTAAACAGGTCGGTATAAAAGCACCTACCATGATTAAGTTTTTGTATGGTCATATACTTGAAAGAGTTGTCTTGTTCTTGACAGAACTTGCAGGACATAAAGTTACCGATGAACAAAAAGAAGTTAAGGTCGGTGGTATTCTTGGTCACATGGATTGTAAGATTGATGGTGAAGTTATTGATATTAAATCTGCATCCGGCTACGCATTCCAAAAGTTTAAGAATGGTACTCTTGCAGAAGATGATGTGTTTGGATACATGGCACAACTTGCCGGATATGAAAAAGCAGAGAAGTCAGCAGGTGGTGGATTTTTAGCAATCAACAAAGAAAATGGAGAATTATGTCTTTTTAAACCTCAAGAGCTTGACAAACCTAATATAACTGCTAAAATAAAAAAGGTTAAGTCTGAAATAAAAGACTCAACTCCCCCTGACTTTTGTTATCAGCCGATACCTGATGGAGCTTCAGGCAATATGAAGCTACCTAGAATGTGTGGTTATTGTCCACATAAATTTGAATGTCATAAAGATGCGAATGATGGTAAAGGCTTGAGAGTCTTTGAATACTCTAAAGGTTTAACATATCTTACGACTACTGTAAAAGAACCGAAGGTCAATGAAATTACTACGAGGTTTATAAATGCAAAAACTTAATTATAAATTTAATGAAAGAGGACTTATTATTGAATTAAAAAAATACATTGATGGTACATATGACGAGCATTATGCTTCTGATAAGTACCAAGCAACCGATGTTATTATTGATTCAGGTCATGGTACAGGTTTTTGTATTGGCAACATAATAAAATATGCAAAACGATATGGAAACAAAAACGGATATAACAGAAAAGACTTGTTAAAAATACTACACTATGGTATAATAATGCTTGATATACATGACAGGGAGAATACCTAATGGTAGAAGACAAAGTAGGACCAAAGGAATACTTAGGAATAAAAATTAATTATGATAATGAGAAAAGACTAGATAAGTTTAGTCTTGATACATTAAAGGATAGATACTTTACAGGAGAAGAAACCCATGCCCAAGAAGCGTTCGCAAGAGCCTCCGTCTTCGGAGCCACCTACAAAGGTAGTACAGATTTTGAACTTGCTCAAAGACTTTATGACTACAGTTCCAAGTGTTGGTTCATGTTTAGCACTCCTATACTTAGTAACGGAGGTACG